AAGACAACTTTCGGAAAGCGAAGAAAAGGAAAGGCTCATAAAGGACATAATAAACATAATAGAAAGGAACGTAACTATCGTGGGCAAGGAAGAGCTTAATTATCTCAAAGTAGCAAACTAATGTTTATACACGAAACCGCAATAATCTATCCTGGAGTTATAATAGAGCCGAATGTTTATATCGGTGCTTATTGTATTATAGGTGCGCCTGCTGAATGGAAAGGCAGAGAGGATTGTGAAGGATTGGTTTTGATAATGTCGGGAGCAAGATTAACCGGATTAGTAACTGTTGATTCGGGAACGGACAAAAGAACTGTTATAGGTAAGGATTGCTATTTGATGAAGCACTCGCATATAGGTCACGATGCAATACTTGCCGAGAATGTAACAATAAGTTGCGGAGCAAAAGTAGGCGGTCATACTATAATCGAAAGAAATTGTAACATAGGACTAAACGCAGTTATACATCAGAAGTTAAGAATACCCGAAGGGTGTATGATTGGTGCTTCGGCTTTTGTAGGAAAGAAATCTATTCTAAAACCTTTTCATAAATACGCAGGAGTACCTGTAAAAGAAATCGGTATCAATGCTCGTTAATATTATCTTTTTAGATTACGAAAGACACGACTTCACTCAACAAGTAAAGAACCATAATTTCTCAAATGCAGGGTATGACTTTTCTTTTACTCAAGTAGAAATGAAAGGAATATCCAGAGCCTTAAATTATGGAATCTCAAGAAGCAAAGCCTTTGATGCTGTGGTAACAATGGCTAACGATATCTTAATGCCAGACAATTGGCTTTTAAGAATGGTGGAAGCGGCTTTAAATATTCCCAATACAGGAATGTGCGGAATACATTGCGTAGAAGGAATCAATCCCCTACAAACAATAAACGGAATACAAATACACCCACAAGATGCTTCATTCGGAAATGTCTTAATACCGATGGCAGCAATAGAAAAGATTGGTTACTTTAACGAGGCTTATGACCCCTATGGAATGCAAGATTCTGACTATGCTTTCCGTTTAAAGATGACCGGTCACATAAACTACTACTTGCACGATTTAAGGTCTGAACACATAGGACACGATGTAGGGCAAGATACCCCTTATAGAAAAATGAAAGATGAAGGATTGAGTAAGTGTGATTACTTATGGGCAAGGGAAACACAAAAATACCAAGACAATAACGATTATACTATCTTCCTAAACGAATACGAATGAAAGCAGAGTTTATTTCAATAAGTAAAGTAAAAGCCAATCCAAACAATCCGAGAATAATTAAGGATGACAAGTTCCAAAAGTTGGTTAAGTCAATCCAAGAGTTCCCTCAGATGCTTGAAATCCGACCAATAGTTGTCAATGATGAGATGATTGTCTTAGGTGGTAATATGAGATTAAAGGCTTGCCAAGAAGCAGGAATAAAAGAAATACCCATTATCAAAGCATCTAACCTAACCGAAGAGCAACAAAAGGAATTTATCATTAAGGACAACGTAGGTTTTGGAGAATGGGATTGGAACGACTTAGCGAATAATTGGGATGCGAATGAATTAAGCGAATGGGGATTAGATATTCCCGGTTTTGAAGCAGAGGTATTAGAAGCTGAGGAAGATGATTTCGCAGCTCCCGAGGGTGGAATAGAAACAGACATCGTTGTAGGAGATTTATTCGAGATAGGAGAGCATCGTTTACTTTGTGGGGATAGTACGGATAGCGACCAAGTGGCAAAGCTAATGAATGGAAATAAGGCAGATATGGTATTTACCGACCCTCCTTATGGTATGGCATACGAAAGTAATGCGTGGGATAGTAAAAAAAGTGAGGTCAAGCAAAAAAGAACAGATACACAAATATTAAATGATGAAAACACAAATGTAGGAATTGATGCTTTAAATCTTATTCCTTTATTTTTAAATAATAATAGGCATTTTTATATTTGGTGTAGGTGGGATTGTTTTAATGATTTTAAAGAAGTATGTCAAAATATAGGTAAAATAAAAAGTGTAGTTGTATGGGATAAGGGTGGACCTGGATTAGGTGATTTAAAAGGTTCTTATGGGGATAGTGAGTGGGCAATATTTGGAATGATTGGAAGAAGGGAATTAAAAGAAAGGCAAAATGGTGTATGGCAAGTTAACCGTATGAAAGGCTTACAAATGCAACACCCTACACAAAAGCCATTAGAAATATGCGAAAGAGGAATTAATAACTCAACAAATACAGGTGAACTTATATTTGATTTATTTCTTGGTTCAGGTAGCACAATGGTAGCTGCACACCAACTTAAACGGAAATGCTATGGAATGGAATTAGACCCGAAGTATTGTCAAGTAATAATAGACAGGATGCGTAAACTTGACCCTACCTTGGTAATCAAAAAGAATGGGTTACCTTTAGAATAAATTAGAAGTAATAAAGAGAAATGGCAAACGAACATAATTTAATACCAGCCAAAAAGGGAGAGGTAAGAAACCCTAACGGCAGACCTAAGAAGTATGTAACGCTTTTAAGGGAGCAAGGGTATAAATTAAGTGAGATTAACGATACTATTCAAGTTATGCTTCAAATGGGTGTGGATGAACTAAAAGAGGTTTGGGATAACCCCAAGGCAACGATATTGGAAAAGACAATCGCCAATGCTATGCGTAAAAGTTTAGAGAAAGGTAGCTTGTATTCGGTAGAAACCTTACTAACAAGGGTTTACGGAAAGCCAAAAGAGGTTCAACAAGTTAGTAGTGATTCGAGAATAGAAGTAGTGTTTGTAAACGGGAAAACTATATTATAATCCGTAGGGGTAAAGGTTACATCAGACCTGCAAATTTTCTAATTTGGAGTGGGTGTTTAAAAGTCCTTACCCCGTTTTTAAATAATTACTCTGGATAGTATCCGCAGGGGGCTAAGTTGCAATGCGAGTAATGGCACTCTTCCTTGTCGCCAAAACACCCTGCTTACTTTTTTTTATAAGTATGTACAAATTTCAGTAAATTGCTATTTATAGCAAATAGGTTTTTACCACGTTTTACATCCAATCAAAAGCAACTTTGATAAATAAAACGTCTCAGTTCATTCGCGTACGTTGGCAAAAAGTGGGAGCAATGTCTAACCCGTGACAACTCTCGACAAGGAAGTTAAAGGTTCAAAGCCAGATAAACCCGTAGGGATACGGAGATAGGGAATGGGTACTGAGTGATAAATGCAGTTGCAAATAAAAAAGCATTTATAATTTGAGACAGGTTTGGTGTAACTTTGATTTACCCTACTTCCTTGGATATAGACGGGGTGTATCTAAACGATAATATATGAGATTAGAATTGCCACAACCTCACGAAAATCAGCAAAAGGTTTTAGATAGCAATGCAAGGTTTCGAGTTATAATGGCTGGAAGAAGATGGGGAAAAAGTGAGCTTTCGCAAATAGAAATCATTATCAATGCCTTACAAGGCAAACAGGTATTTTACGTTACCCCTACTTACAATCTGGCTCGTGTCTTTTTTGACCAACTAAGTAAAGCCGTACCTTTTGAAGCTAACAAATCAGAACTCTCAATTAAGTTCCCTAATGGTGGGGCGGTTTACTTTTTTACCGGGGAACGCTTAGATAACCTCCGGGGTAGGAAGTTTCACTTTGGGGTAATCGATGAGGCATCCTATATCCCTGATTTAGAGAACGGATGGTTAAACTCAATTCGACCTACCCTAACCGATTACAAGGGTAGGGCTTTATTTATCTCCACTCCTAAGGGTAAGAACTTCTTTTATTCCCTATTCCTAAAGTCAGGAGAACCCGATTGGCAATCCTTTAAGTTTACTACCTACGACAACCCCCATATCGACAAAAGGGAAATCGATGATGCCCGAATGCAAATCCCTGAGGTTGTGTTTGAGCAAGAGTATATGGCAAATCCGGCTGAAAATGCGGCTAATCCTTTTGGGAGTAGTTATATCAAGCAATGTACGTTTGAGGTCAGCCACGAGGCTCCTATTGCGTTTGGGATTGATTTGGCGAAGTCGGTTGACTTTACTGTAATCATAGGCTTGGATAAAAACGGCTCTGTTTGTTACTTTGATAGGTTCCAAAAGGATTGGAGACAAACCAAACAAGTAATAAATAATTTACCTAAAATACCGATGCTGATTGACTCAACAGGGGCAGGAGACCCAATCTTTGAGGACTTGCAAAGGGATGGTTTAAATGTATCGGGGTTTAAG